TTTGCTGACATTGTTAGAGGTATGCACTTATATGGTAGAAAGATCCTCAGACCTGAGGCTATCGTTACTGCCAAATATAACGCAGCGTAAGGGGGGACACTAACATGGCAACTTTTGACTTAACAGCAAAATCAACCACTGGCGTTGGTGCTAACTCTATCGCAGCTTTACCTGCAAACGCAGGAACGCACATGGTGCGAACTATCCAAGAATATTTGGACATTGACGCTCTTATAGCAGCAGGTAACACTATTGCTAACGGAGACGTTTTCCAAATGCTTGAAATACCTGCAGGAACATTAGTTCTAAATGCAGGTGCTGAAGTTATGTCAGCATTTACTTCAAGTTGTACCTTGGATATGGACTTTGGAGGTGGTGACGACATCATTGATGGTGCTGACATTACATCTGCAGGGTTCTGTGCTGCAGGTTCTAACGGACAAACCAACACAGTAGTAGGCTCAGCCGCCTCAACATACACTCAGTTCATCAGCACTGCTGATACAATTGATTGTACGATTGCAGGTGCCGCGGCAGCTACAGGTAGGTTACGAGTCTACGCAACTGTCATTGACTGCAATGATCACGGTGCAGTAGACAAGGCAACAGAAGTCGATAGAGACTTATTAGCTTAAACTACTTATTGTTTGGGGCAGGGCAACTTGCCCCTTACATTATTAGGATAGGGTGAATGGCAACTTTTTTATCATTAACAAATAGTGTATTAGCAAGATTAAACGAAGTGCAGCTCACCTCTTCTAACTTCTCCAATGCGAGAGGCATACAGGTTCAAGCACAAAACGCTGTAAACGAATCAATACGATACATAAATCAGAGGGAGTTTCAGTATCCCTTTAACCACACTACAAAATCACAAACACTTTCACCAGGAATAGTTAGATACAGTATACCCACTGATGCAAAGCATGTAGACTACAACACAGCTAGAATAGTAAAGGATAGCACACTAGGATCATCAGGAGCAAACCTAACTATTCTTCAGTACAACGATTACATCAACAGAGAAAACGTAACACAAGAAGACGAGATAGTAACAACAACACTGGCAGAGGCATTAGACGCTAGTGAAACAGAGATAGACATTACAAGTTCCACAGGCTTTGACAGTACAGGAACTATTTTTATAGAAAACGAAGAGATAACATACACAGGTATTAGCACCAACACACTAACAGGATGTACAAGAGGTGCTAACGGAACAACGGCTGCAACACACGACAACGGCACATCTGTCGCACAATTTGATAACGGTGCAGTTCCTAGATTTATAGTTAGGACATTAGACAACAACTTCCTATTGTTTCCGTTTCCTAACAGAGCCTACACACTAAAGTTTGACTACTTTGCTTTCCCTACAGATCTTTCGGCACTAACAGACACAACAACAATACCTGCACGATTTGATCCTGTAATAATAGACGGAGCTACAGCCTTTGTTTATCAGTACAGAGGAGAGACAACACAGTATCAACTTAACTTTAGTCGCTTTGAGCAAGGCATAAAGAATATGCAGAGTTTATTAGTAAATAAGTATGAGTATGTGCGTTCCACAATGATACAACAACCCTCAGGATATTTTAGTTCAGGAGCGTTGAATTAATGCCTGATCTTTCGCAGACAAGCCCTGCAGTCTTTCCACTACAGGGAGGATTAGTTTTAAACAAATCTACGTTTGCGATGCAACCTGGCGAGGCTATAGAGCTTGTTAACTTTGAGCCAGACATAAATGGTGGCTACAGACGCATAAATGGATTTGCTAAGTACAATACTAACATAGTGCCTATTACAAGTGCATCCACTGAAGAAGTTTTACTATCCTGTATATTTAACGACACTATAGTTGCAGCAAGAGGCACAAAGATATTTACAGCCTCAGCAGGAAGTGGGTCTTGGACGGAGAGAGATACAGGTAGAACAAGTGCAGGTGTTTATACTTTTGAACGCTTTAACTTTGATGGTAACGACAAACTTATAGTTGCAGACGGAAACAACGCACCAACAGTATTCAACACCTCGTTTGCAGCGACAGACGTAACATCAGCAGGGAGTGGAGAAGTTAGCACTGCTGTAACAGGTGCAAAGTTTGTGGCAGTGTTTAAAGACCATATGTTTTACGCAGGTATGGCTAATAGCAAACAAGAGGTTGTGTTTAGTGTACCGTTTGATGAAGACGATTTTGCTACAGGCAGTGGTGCAGGTAGCTTCAAAGTAGACGACACAATAACAGGTCTTAAAGTTTTCCGTGAAGATTTGTTTGTATTTTGCCAAGACAGAATATTTAAACTGTCAGGAACATCGTCAAGTAACTTTGCTGTTACACCTGTTACTAGAAACATTGGATGTGTAAACGGACAGACGATACAGGAATTTGCAGGTGACTTAATATTCCTAGCACCTGATGGATTGAGAACCGTTGCAGGTACAGCAAGAATTGGTGACGTTGAACTTGGTACTATAAGTAGTCCTGTGCAGTCTGTGTTTAACGATAACATTGCAAACGCTAGTGGATTTAGATCACTCGTAATACCAAACAAAACGCAGTACAGGGTGTTCTTTACAAAGTCAGGTGTCCTACAGGCTACAACAGAGGGTGTACTAACCTCACTAAGAGGACAGTCTTTTGAGTTTGCCAACATAAAAGGCATACGACCTACATCAACAGACACGGTTACGACAGCAACAGAAACAATAGTTATACACGGTGGAGACGGTGGTTATGTGTATCGACAAGAGACAGGCAATGACTTTGATGGCACAGCAGTATCAGGTAAGTACAGAAGTCCTGATTTAAGTTTTGGAGATCCGGGTATACGAAAACATATGCACCGTGTTCTCGTAAGCTACAAACCAGAGTCCTCTATTAGTGCTGATATGTTTCTTAGATACGACTACGAAGATCCTAATGCACCAAGACCTGCAGCGTACTCTCTAACAGCTAGTGACATCGTGGCTGTGTATGGCACAGGGTCTTATGGTACAGCGACATACGGTGGACAGTCAGAGCCTTTGTTACGACAGTCAGTAGAAGGATCAGGGTTTACCGTAGCACTAAGAGTTGACGACAATGGAACGACAGCCCCTTATGCACTTAGGGGATTTCAGATGGAATATCAAACAGGAGCTAGAAGATAAATGGGAGCAACGTATACACGACAGTCTACATACAGTGACGGTGATGTTATCACGGCTGCCCACACTAATGACGAATTTAATCAGTTATTAGCAGCCTTTGCCGCCTCAACAGGACACACACATGACGGCACTACAGCCGAAGGTGGTCCTATCACAAAACTACTTGGTACATCTCTAACTTTTGGAGATGGCACTGCAGGTACAGACATAACCGTAACCTTTGATGGTGAAACAAATGACGGTGTACTCAAGTGGATGGAGGATGAGGACTACTTTGAGTTTTCTGATGATATACTTGTAGCGTCCACAGAAAAGATACAGTTTGGTGATACTGCTACATTCCTACAGCAGTCCTCTGACGGTGTGTTAAGAATAGATGGTGAAGCAACAATAGACCTAAATGCTTCAACTGCAGTCACAGTAAGCAATGACCTTAAACTAGATAGCGACTCTGCTGTTCTAGGTTTTGGTGCTGACAATGATATTACACTTACACATGTAGCAGATACAGCCCTGCTACTAAACGATGCTATCAAACTAACATTCAGAGACAGTGCTTTATCTGTTAGCTCAAGCACAGACGGTCAGCTAGACATAGATGCAGATACTGAAGTAGAAATCACAACACCACTATTAGAAGTATCAGCAGATGCAACTGTTGGTGATGACCTTACATTAAAATCAGATGCAGCAGTTCTTGGCTTTGGTGCAGACACTGATACAACATTAACTCACGTTGCTGACACAGGATTACTACTAAATAGCTCAAGACAGCTACAGTTTGGAGATAGTGGCACATATATACATCAGTCAGCAGACGGTGTATTAGACTTAGTAGCAGACACTGAGATAGAAATAAATGCAACAACCATAGATATAAATGGTGCTGCAGACATATCAGGTAACTTAGCAGTTGGTGGTAACTTAACTGTCACAGGCACAATGGACTTTGGAGACTCAAACATCTCTAACGTAGGTTCTATTGCACTTGATACAATTACAGACGATGATGGCTCAATAACACTTGACTCATCAGGAGATATTATTCTTGATGCAGACGGTGCAAATGTAACATTTAAAGATGGTGGTACATCTATACTAGATATTGCAAACAACTCTAGTGACGTTGAACTTACTGTGAGTGTTGCAGACAAGAACTTCAAGATAAAAGGAACAGACGGCTCTAGTGCAATAACAGCCCTAGACATTGATATGGCACTTGCAGGTAAGGCAACATTCAATGGTGATGTTGTTGTAACAGGTGACTTAACAGTAACAGGTGATGACATCACAATGGGTACAAACACCAGTGGTCACATCATGGTTGCTGACGGAACTAACTTCAACCCTGTAGCTGTATCAGGTGACGTAACCATAGCGTCAAACGGTGCAGTAACAATTGCTAACGATGCTGTGCAAAAAGCTATGGTAAACGCAGATGTTATTACAGGGCAAACTGCTGAAACATCTCTTGACACATCAAATGACACAATACTTATACATGATGCGTCTGCTAGTGCGTTAAGGAAAACAACACTTGCATCCGTATCTTCTGCTCTTGGTGGTATCACAGACGTTGTGGCAGATACATCTCCACAGTTAGGTGGCAACCTTGACACCAACAGTCACAATATACTTATAGATGATGCACACTTTATTGCAGATGAAAATGGTAATGAGCAGATAATATTCCAAACCACAGCATCTGCTGTCAATCAGATTGATGTAACAAATGCTGCAACAGGTAATGCACCTGAAATATCTGCAACAGGTGGTGATACAAATATTAGCTTGAAGCTGACACCAAAGGGAAGTGGTCAGGTTTTACTAGATGGTAATGTTGGTGTTGAGTCAGGTGTTATTGACCTAAAGAACTCAGGTTCTAGGTCTAAGATTAACTTCTACTGCGAATCAGGTAATGCTCACGCACAGTCACTACAGGCTGCACCACACTCAGAGAGTGCATCTAACACACTAACATTGCCAAGCACAGGTGGGGACGTTGACTTAGTATCAACAGCGTCTACTGCCACGCTAACAAACAAGACACTCACCTCACCAAAGATAAATGAAGACGTAGCACTAACAGCTACAGCAACAGAGTTGAACTTACTAGACGGTGTGTCAGGATTAGCACAGGCTGACTTTACAAAATTAGCTGCCGTAGACGCAACTGCTGCAGAATTAAACTTGACAGATGGCTCATCTGCTGGTACAATAGTCAACAGTAAAGCTGTAATATATGGTAGTTCAGGTGAAGTAAATGCTACTACATTACAGATAGCAGGTACTTCTATTACAGCAAGTGCTGCAGATATTAACTTGATAGACGGCATTACAAACGGAACAGTAATAGCCAGTAAAGCTATCATAACAGACTCAAACAAAGACATCAGTGGTGGTAGAAATATTACTATCAGTGGCGAACTAGACGCTGCCACACTTGATATATCAGGTGATGCCGACATTGACGGTACACTTGAAGCAGACGCAATAACTGTAAACGGCACAGCCTTAAATACAGTAATAGCTAACGAAGCCACAGCACTAGCCATTGCATTAGGATAAGGAGAATATAGTATGGCAAATACATTTAAAGTGGTGACAAAGGCAGGAGTAACGTCAGCAGATGTTATATACACTGTAGCAGGTAGTACAACAACAGTTATACTAGGTCTGATACTAGGTAATACAACAACAAGCCAAGTTACATCTACCGTCACACTGAGTTCAGATACAAGCAACAGAGCAGGAGCGAACAACGAAGCTAACCAAAACGTAGAGTTAGTAACCAATGCTCCCATACCTGCAGGTTCATCATTAGAACTTCTTGCAGGTAACAAAGTTGTGTTAGAAACTACAGACACATTATCAGTCACAGCATCTGGTGCAACAGACGTAGCACTCTCAATCATGGAGATAACATAATGCCTTATGTAGGTAACGCAACAGCTACCACATTCAGTACAATACCATCTGTGCAAAGGTTTAACGGAGATGGCTCTGACACGACATTTACGCTGTCACAGACCGTCACTAGCGTTCAGGATATACTTGTATCAGTCGATGGTGTAGTGCAGGACAGCAACGCTTATACAGTGCCTGACGGTACAACACTAACCTTTAGTGCAGCACCTTCATCCGGGACAGGTAACATCTTTGTCAACTACCTAGCTTTAACAGACGGTAGTGTCACTGTACCTGAAGCCAACAAGGGTAACTTCAAGCATGGTGGTATGTTCAGAACTAATGCACAGTCACTTGACAGTGATGTAACAATCGCAGCTACAGAAAACGCAAATGTTACAGGACCTCTGACAATAGCAAGTGGGTCTACACTGACAATAGAATCAGGGGGGAATGTAGCAATACTATGAGCAATCTTCTAGTACAAAACATAAAGCATAC